CCGTTGTTGCTCTAAAAGCTCTGGTCCTTTCATTGTAAGCTCTGTGATAATGTCTCAAAGCTTCTATACCATCCTTGCAATTCTTTATATCAAAGGTACATCTGGGCAATACCATCTTCACGGCATGGATCCCATCTTCTAATGGTAATCTCGGAACAACCCTAAAATTAATTCCTAGATCATATGCGACTTCTCTCCTGGATCTGCCGGTACCTAATTCCCTAACTTCAATATCATGTGGAGCATTATGCGTACTATAAAGATAATCCTTTTGCTCCAGGACATGTACGAAATGCGGAAGCCCTTCGTTCCGGACCTCATAATAATCTATAACCGATATAGCTCCACCTCTTGAGCTTTGAGTAAACCAAATAGCCGTACTATCATTCAGTCCAAGATCCCACCAAGTATCTACCCTATTTGATGGATCATATGGGACCGTAGTTATATTTCCCTCTTCTTGTAATTTTTCTAGCTCCTGGCCATATATGGCTCCAGGTATATTTGCTACCCAGCTACATTCAAACTCCTGGGCATACTGATCTGTTGACATCGTTTGTGATGCCAGCTCTAATTCTTCCTCATCTAATATTTCTGTCTCACTAGCTTTATAAACTACTGAGTACCATTCCTTCTGCTGTTGAGCATTTTCATAAAGATCATAAAACATATTATGGCCTTTAGGAGTCCCAATAAAATAACAGAAACCTTTTCTATCTGATAAAGCTGGTCTGATAACCTCTGGAAAGATACTCTCCGGCATATCAGCTACCTCATCAATAACACATCCATCTAAATAAATACCTCTAAGGCTATCTGGATTTTCAGATCCTAATAAAGTTATCCTGGCTCCACTAGGCAAATCGCATCGCAATTCCGTTTCATTATATTTTATTCCAGGGATCTTATTCGTAAATTGTTTTATATAGTCCCAGGCTACTGATTTCGCCTGTCTATATGTTGGAGCTACATAAGCAAATCTAGGATTAGGCCTATCACATAAAATACTTGCTCGAAGCAAATGATTTATAGCCATAACAGTTTTGCCAAATCGTCTATGACAAACTATTACTGCCCATCTGTGATCATCCAATTTATTATGCAATTCATTTTGCAATTCTCTTGGTGTGTATGGAATAACTATCTCCGGCAATGTGTGTCTCCTTGATCGGTCTATAACGCATATAACAACAACGACTCATTCTTTGGGGGTACGGCCATGTTTTTTCATGGCAGAATTGATGATTCAATTGATGATTTACCCTTTGTCGCAGATCTCTGCCATTCCAAAGGGGAATAGCTCCCTTTTAGATCTGTCGCCAATCGCATGTGCGTGTGAAAGACGACAGGCCATGCCTAGGCTAACCGTCTACAGCTATAAAAGCCTAGTGCTTGGTCTCTTACCAAAGCTATACTTACTTGGTCTTCCTCTTCCCTTCCTCTGCCTTGTCCTTGTCTTGTTGCTCTGATCAGTACCAGGCTTAGTACCAGGTGGAAGGAGATTGTTTAGGTCCATCTTACCCATTGCTATCACCCCATCTTATAGTTAGCTCTCCTGTATCTTGCTTGTCTTCTACCTTGTTGCGTAAGCTACCTCTTGGTTGAAGCTGAGTGCGTCTCTTGTCTAGCCAATAGCTTGTCTTATCTCTTCTCAATATCTCTGTGTGTTTCTCTTTCACATCTATTGGATAGCTTTCATTCCACATGTCCATCATGGTGTCATGGATCTTCTCAGCTTGTAAGGCTCTAGCCTTCATGTATGCTTCAAAGTCTTCTTCACTATCCTGGACATGTCTCAAGACTGTTCTATCAGATGGTAGTCCATCATCCTTACAGATCTGCGTAAGGCTCTCACCGTCTACTATCCGGTCCAAGATCTTTTGAAATGTCTTCTTGTTAACTCTTGCCATTAGATGATCAGCAATATTATAGCTACAGCTAATGTGCTACCAAGGAGGATCTGTAGTCCTCTCTCAGTTAGGTTATGAAAAAACTCAAGTAGTTTCTCTGTAATGAATGTCATGTTAATTCCTATTAAAGCTTCTCTCCTGGACAGGCCTAAGACATGCAAGAGTTGAGAGCTTGCATCCTGTCCGAAGGGAGGAGAAGAAAAGTTACTGTGTCTGCGTTGTTATGATTCGTATTATGAAAAGCTAAGACACAAATAGTCTTAGGTTATCAATTAGTAGACCTATTTCGATGCATTTGCAACACATTTTGTGCTGTAGGTAGTTTGACATACCATAGGTTGTATAAAGCATCCAGGTATCGTCTCTTAACAGTCCTTGGATCTATGTGCATTTTGTTCGCTACTTTGGCCCAATTAGGTCCTCTATCACGGTAAGCTCCTGTCATATTAACAGCCCAAATTAGTCTCCTGTCATCCTGATCACAATAATGCAATAGGATCTGCCAGGCTATGTCATATCTATCCAGCTCTTGTGGTGATGGCTTCGGTAATCTTGTCTTGCTCTTGCCATATCCGTAGGCTTGCCAATCTGTTTTATAGTCCGGCCAATGTGTGAGCTTGTTCTTATGTCTTACTGATGGCAATGCTCTTTCAGTCCGGCATGCTTCGTCAAACAATTGGTCTAGTTTGTCTATACCATCATCAGTTATATCTTTGATGCGTCTGTTTAGAGCTTTATCCAAGCTTGAAGCTCCTCATCAGTCATTTGTGATACTTTTACTGCTAGTTTGGTCCAGCCATCCCTGGATAAGTTTTTAGAAGCCTTAGATAGCTTCTTATCTACTTGGCTATTCAAGTAGCCATTCTTTATGCCCTTATCTCTAGCTAATTTATAATTAGCATTGAGATTCTTGGTGGCAGATCTTAGCATGTCTAAGCTTTGCTTACTTAGATCTGCTTTTTTATTAATAGGTTTTTGTTGGAATAGTCTAAGAAATTCTTCCGAAGTTATGTCTTGGTGTCTTAGATTAGCTGTCTCAGTATCATATTTTGTCATCTTTGTAAATCCTCCCAGATCTTTATTATTTTTGCTCGCAGATTTGCTAGTGTTAGGACCGGTATACCCAGCTCGAAATCCTTCCCCAGCAAGTTCCATTTCTCTCCTTCTGACATCCGTTTCTTGTGATGTTGATTCATTTCCATGTGCTTCTTGTTCACCATCTCTTTCCCCAACAAATCCCAATGCTTGTCTGAAGCAATCTGTTCGGAGTTTGTTTCTTTCATAGTCCAGCTCGTAACATAAGAGTTTGTTGGATCCATTGATCACCCATCCTGGTAGATGCTGGTAATGTTTTGTTCCGCAGATAAAACACTTGCCAATGCATACAATCTTCTTCCTGGGCATCTATCATTTCTTTGACATGAGGTAGTTGATATACAATGCAATCAATGTTGCGATACCAAAAACATCAAAGTATGTAAGAGTGTAACTAATCTCCATTTTGTTCTCCAAATGATACGGCTATCTTCCATGAAAGAATTGTCTCCTTGTTACAGTTTGGACATGGATTGGTTTCCGTTATTTTACAGATCTCACATCCTGTCATTTCAATCGTCATATCTATTTTTCCATTCCTTAACCATCACCATACCTAGATCAAACCAATCGGCATTGTGGTAGCCAATGCCATAAAATTTATTTGGTTTAATATCTAAAGCTTCCATTGCTTCCTGGACCGTTACATCCTGATGCATCCAATACTTGAGTTGTTCGGAAACAACATGAAAGGCTTCGTATGGTGTAAATTTATTTTCTTTTTGCATGAAACGACTCAGCCTTCTTTTCGGTCTTAGTATTTTCATACCAATCGTAAAAATCCCTGGCAGTTACTTCGCCCATTGTGGATTCTTGTACTTGCAGAATTACTTCCGGACCTGGAAAGCTAAAATCTTTTTTATAGGCATCAACAGTCCATCGTCTTACTATTGTCCCATCAGAGACACCAAACCTATTGGCCATCTCTTTAAATGTTAGTGGTCTTTCTTTTCCTTTTTTAATTCGCCAATCTGATAAATACATATTAACTCCAATTTGTAGGCATGTGATGTACCTAAATAATTATCAACAATTTAATTGGGATTGATCGAATATTTCTTTTGACTTCTGATGTCTAATGTATACTATCCTTTTGTCCTGTAAAGGATAAAATTAAGGGAGATAAAAATGAATCCAAATGAATCCTAATGCGAACATGATAAAACTTTATGAAGAATAACCAGGATGTAAAATTTTAAGAAAAGGTGGATTTTTATCTGCCTTTTTTTATAACTTTTTTTCACTTTTTTGTCTTATCCACACACTTATAAACACATACAGTACATTTGAGTATCAAAGACAGACATTTGATGTTTTTAGCTATAGACATCACATGTTTTTTTTGGAACAGTATTTGGTATGGAAGGATTTCAAAAAAGACCAGAGTGGGCAAAAAGATTTGGGTATGATCATTTCTCCAATCCACAAAGTAAGCATTTCAGTTGGGCTGTATTTGATAAAGCAGTTATACGGCCACAATTAAATAAGGCATGGAATATCCTAAAAAGTGATGTTCCTAAAGGATCTAAAAAACATAAAGACGCCAAATTAATTATTGATAAATATTCATATGATTCAGCTCCCATGTGCCTGGGCAGAACTATTCAAAGTAT